GCAGGTGCGCTTGCATCAGGTGCTGGAGCCGGAGAAGCTTTAACGCGTGCCCAACAAGAAGGTGCTACTGAAGGGCAGAAGTCTCTAGCTACAGGTCTTGGTTCAGTTGTAGGTTTATCTGAACTATTTGCACCGTTCCGTATTTTATCGCGGGTGCCGGAAAGTGAGATTGCCGGTATCGTGCCAAGACTCAAACGCATCTTAATGGCTGGTGGTGAGGAAGCTGCCCAAGAAGCTGCTGCTGGTTTTGCTCAAAACTTAATTGCACGTGGCATCTACAAGCCTGAGCAAGAACTCATTGAAGGATTAGGTGAACAGGCAGCATATGGTGGTGCAGTTGGGGGTTTGGCACAGGGGCTTTTAGATTTGGCACTTGGCCGACGCGCTCGTGGTGCTGCAACGCAACCCACGCCACCTGAGACACCACCTGAGACACCACCCGCTACTACACCTACTGCGACTGCGCCTACCGAAACTACTGAGCGCCCACCGATTAACGAAGAACCGTTGAAACCTGGACGGCAGATCGGTTTATTCCCAGAGAAGTTACCACCACAAGCTATACCTCCTGAATCTGTACTCGCGCAACGTGAAGCTGGGTTTCTTGAAGAAGGTAAGCGTGAAGATAAGTTACGCCAACTTGTTGAGCTACGTGATATGTATGACCGTACTCGCCAAGAAGGTGAGCGGCTTGAGGCTCTATATAACGCAGAGCAAGATCCTGCCAAGAAACAAGCTTTATTCGATCAGGCAACTGAGCTTAAGCCACAACTAGATTCGCTAGCTCAGCAGGTTAATCAGGCCAAACGTGGGCTTACGCCTGAAGAGGCAGCACGTCCTACAACACCTGAAGGACAGATGACGTTTGATTTCGGTGAGCCTCGTCTGATTACAGAAGAAGACTTTCGTACTATGGGGATTGGCGCAACTAATAAGAAGTTGCGAGAAGAAATACTTGGTAAAGACTTGCGGAATGCAGATGAGGTATCACTTGTAAAGCGTAGCCTAGAAACATTTGCTGCTAACCCCAACCGTAGTCCTGCGATTGTGCAGAAGGTAGAAGCCTTTCTAAACGATCCGCTTTTTAAACAAACTCCAACGGAGAAACCAAGTGTCCAAGAACCTGAGCAACCTGTCGCCGGAGCAGCTCAGCCAAGCGTTCCTATATCTGACGAACGAACTGAAGGCACTCCCCCCGGAACTGAAGCACCTGTCCCAACTGGAATGGTCGAACCTCCATTACGCACTGAGCCACGTGATGTGGCAGAAGGAGAACAGCCCTCTGCATTAGGGCAAAGTCGGGAATATATAGAGGAACGTAAGCGAGCTGCAGAGGAAAGAAAACAGAAGATTGCGTTTGGTAAAGATATTGGTGCCGTTAGAGAAGAAGATCTTATGGCCCGTGCGAACCCGCAAGCTCAGAAAGCCGTTAAGGAAGGAAATTTTTCGGGTGTCTTAGATGCACTTAGTAAAAGCAAGAACCCCGTCATACAAGAAGTTGCTAAACGTGCTAGAAATTTAAAGACAAAGATCGAGGTTGACGATAATGCGTTTGAAGAGGCTGAGGTTCCAAATTCGGAGTCTAGGCAGCGGTCTATAGATTCGGCCAAGGTCCATCTAGGTGCTCTGGACTACCTTCGTAGTGTCGCACCCCAAGTGGAACAACTACCTCCTGGTGCTGCACTGCCTTTTGAAATATCTAGTAAATCGATACCTGCTTTTGATAAAGGGCAGGAGGCTGGGGGTATTTCGCTACAAGAATTTGCAAACATGGACCACAGCTTTTTTGTGCCACTAGGTCTTGGCGCAGGATCTAAGCTACGTACCAAAGAAGATTTCCAAAGGTTAAAAAACGCGTTTGATGCAAAGACCGCAGAACTTGGAGAAGATCGTTTACGGATGACTTCTACGGCTTCATCAAAAAGGCTTGCAGTAAGTGGTCTTTATGATGCTGATACTGACACTATTCGTGTAGGTGAATATTTTTCTAAAAACGAAGGTGTGTTAGCACACGAGATCGTGCATGCCCAAGTTGCCAACATAGTTGCAAATCCAAACGGCACACAAAAGCCAATCGTAAGGAAGCTAGAGAAACTATATGAGCACGTCAAGACTCACTACGACAACGTAAAGAAAGGCTTGACTAATTATGACTTGCAGTACTACCGTGAGCCATATGGCGTAGCCAGCATTCAAGAATTTATTGCAGAGGGCATTAGCAATCCAAAATTCCAATACGAGCTATCTCGCATCAAATACGAGAACACTTCGGCATGGAATAGATTTACTCAGTACATAGCAAAACTGCTTGGGCTAAAGAACGACAACGCACTCACTGAACTGCTAACAACTTACGCTGAGCTTACTAAGCCTGACATCGGGCCAAGGAACACTTTTGAAGGTAAGTTGTTCCTCAAGCAACAGCAACCCCCTGTGCTAACCCCACAAGGACAAATGGCACAAGCTGCTGTGAATGCTATGTCGGGTATAACAAACGCCAAGCCCAAGGGTCCGCAAATGACTACGCTTCAGAAAATCGGAGCGTTCTTCCAAGATCCAGCATACCGCCAAGATCAGATCGATAAGTTCCGTGTGCAGGTGGCGTACAAGGGTGCGGCTGTTGAATCCAAACTTGCCATGCTCAACCAGTACAACGGCAAGCTGCGCGATGCGTTGGGGAACATTCGTCCTGACGTGTTTATGACCGCTGCTGAGCATGCGGATACGATGGCCGTTGCCGTGATGAAGGATGGTGTGCTGAAGCTTGATCCCAAAGTGGGTTGGGTTGCAGAGAAAGGCTCCGCTTCCTTGCAAGGTGTTATCGATAAGATCAAGGATCTTGGCACCAAGCTAGGCGATCAACAGCTTGCGTTTAAGTTGGCTAACGATGCGTTCATTGCACGTCGTGCTAACTACTTCAAACAAAACCCACAGCTTGGCATATCAAGCTTGCCCGACGCTGCAAAGATTCAGGCAGGGATGCAAGCGTTCAAAGACTTCCCAGAACTCGAAACAGCTTTCAAAGAGTTCACTCAGTTCAAGAACAACTTAATCGATGCCGGTGTGCAGGCTGGCCGCTTCAGCCCACAACAAGCTAAGGAATGGAAAGACGCTGCGGACTACGTGCCGTGGAACCGTATCAAAGACTACGAAGATAAGATCGCTACAAGTCCGCAAGCCTACTTCCGTGGGTTGACCAACCTCAAGCAAATGAAAGAGATCAGGGGTGGTACGGAAGAGATCAATGATATTTTCGATAACATGGTCGGCTTGTCGTTCTGGCTTGTGAACAGTGCGATTCGTAACCATGCCGCCGTACAACTTACTGATGCGTTTGTAAGTAACGGTCTTGGTGCCAAGCAGGTACGGCAAGCACAGCCTGGAGTTGACCCCAATAAAACAATCTACATCTACCGTGATGGCAATCCAGAAGTCTATGAGTACGATTCGATTGCTGACGTGTACGCATTCAAGGGTGTAGAAAGTCTCGGTGGGCCTATCCTTAAGAGCTTCACAGCATTCGCAAACATCTTACGTCGTACAACCACTGCTACACCACAGTTTGCATTAAGTCAGTTGTTCCAAGATGCGTACCGTTCCACGGTTATGTCTGGTGTAAAAAGCCCGTTTACCGTCGCCTCTAAAGTTATTACAGGTGCCATCGACGCATACCGAGGCGATGCGACTACTCAGCAGCTTGAGAAGATGGGTATCGTAGGTGCCTATGATCTGATGCCTGGACGTGCGAAAGAGGAAGTTGAGAAAGAGTTTGGGATTCGGCAGCGGTCTATGCTTGAGAAGGGTCTGTCGTTTATGGAGTCATTCTCCATTGCCTCAGACGCTGCACTGCGTAAGGCTGTCTTTGAACAGACTTTGGAAGAAACGAAATCCCCGCAGTTCCCCGATGGTGACGTGCTACTTGCACGGTATCGCGCTCAGGAAGTTATCAACTTTAAACGGCAAGGTGCAAACCGGACGGTGGGTTTAATGCGCCAGATCATTCCGTTTATGAATGCTTACATCCAAGGTATGGATGTGTTCTATCGCACCATGACCGGACGGGGGGTAGCTGCGACTGAGCGTAGTGAAGCCTTTAAGTTGTTCCTCAGCACAGGTGTGAAGCTTGCTGCGTTGTCATTGATCTACTCGATGTTTGTCGGTGATGATGACGAGTACGAAGGCTTGCGTGATTACGAGAAGGACAAAAACTTTATCATCCCAGGCACAGGAATAAAGATACCAGTTGCTCCTGAAGTAGGGTTCTTCTTCAAAGTTCTTCCTGAGCGGCTCTACAACTACGTCACAAGCCAAGGCACTGAGCGTCCACAGGATGCGGCTGCACTGCGTAAAGCAATTGGCACTGCTGCGTTCGATGCGTTTAGTGGACCGAACCTTACACCACAAGCTGTCAAGCCCGCACTTGAGTTGCTGGTCAACTACTCCTTCTTTACTGGCACACCGATTGTTGGACGGGGGCTGGAGAAGCTTGAGCCTGCACAACAGTTTACCGATTCCACTTCTGAACTAGCTAAGATGTTAGGCGGTTTGATCGGTGTGTCACCCATGAAGATTGAGTACTTTGTACGTGGCACCACGGGTATTGCTGGCGGTACGCTGCTTGATATATCTAATATGGCCTTCGTGGATCGTCCTGATAAACGTATGTATGAACTACCTGCGTTTAAGACGTTTATGTATGACAAGATCCCAGGCGGGTACAAAGAGCAGTATTACGATCTGCGCGAGAAGGTTGAGCAGGTTGTGTACACCATGAACGGATTGAAAGCTCAGGGCCGTGCAGAAGAACTTGAAGCCTACCTGACAGATGATCGGCTTAACTTGTTAGCCCTTCGGCAGTCGATGAACCGTATCGATCAGCAGCTAGAAAAACTGCGGGCTTTCCGTAAGGTAATTTCTAATGATCCAGGGTTGTCTGGTGCAGAGAAGAAAGATCAGTTGGATGAGATTGAGCGTACGGAGAATGAGTTACTCCGTGCCTACAACATTCCAGCGTTACGCAAAGAAGTAGCAGGTCTTTAAAAAAATCCCGGCGGGGGGCCGGGACTGAATCCTAGCACAACAGGAGGAAGTGCCAGGAGAGTGAATAAGGAGAATACAACGGAGTGGACTATATCACCCCACACGCCAACAACGCAATCCGTATTTTCCTTTTTCAATAACTTGTTTACAGACAAGTTCATACCTAAAGCGAGCTGCATCCCATCGTACTTGTTGGGCAACTTCAGCCGTGTTTACACAAGGTATAAAGAAAGACATCCCGATCTCAAACGTTGACCAAGGGACTGTCATCGTCACGTCTAAGACTTTTATCAAGGATCACCTCCTCGGAAAAGACATTGAGTTTGTCGGTGTTGAACTCTAGGGCGTTGACCGGACTTGCATCGCTAGCAATCGTGCCCTTCAGCATGCGCTTACGTTTGATGCCAACGAATGAGCCATTCTTTTTATATGGCTGCAATGACCCATCGAAGTCAATGAAGTCTTTGGCAACTGCTGCTCGCCAATCTCGCACGTCAATAAATATACGCTTGGTATCGGGTTCGTATCGCACAACAACCTTACCTTTGGGTTCACGCAGTGGGGATACTGTGATGCCGGTGCGTTTATCAGCTTCGTCGTTAATGACCAGGATGTCGTGGTAGTGTTGTTGTAGGAAACCGCCCAAGTAATCGTTGATGTGCTCAAACTCTTCCTTGTTCTGAGCACGTGTATCTTTCACAAGCTTCACGGCATGGTCAAACACAGGTTCTATTGCGATGTCATGCAGTCCTAGATTCTTGGAGATGATGCCGCCCGTAATGGCAATCGCAATACCTGCTGACCAGAAGCGTTCGGTGTTGACAATGTTTGCTGCTCTGTCCAGTTTTCGGTTGACCCTATTTAGCAGTTCGATAACTGTCGGTAAGTTCATAACGATGTATTTGATATAGGGATCGATGGCATGCCCGTAGTTGTTTGACAGTCTGCCAAAGTGTGCCTTAGACCAAGTGGGATCATCGTGCGGATCAGGCAGGATGTAGTCCTCAAGAATACGAAGTAGTTCAGCTTCTGGAAACGACTTAATCGTTAACAAAGCGTCTTTGATACGCCGATTGGATGTTGTGACTACAGGTATAGACCAGGACACGTTATTGATACGCTCCACGTTTGCCTTGGATGACATGCGGTTCTTGCCCTTGCCTGACGTAATGTCGTAAACCAGATTAGACATCCCCTTGGGTTCCATGTTTGTCATCTCATCAATGGTCGGGGTCAAGCTCTGCATCACGCCAAGGCGCTGTAGTCTATGGTTGTGCGTGTCCTTATAACTTAAGAGAAGTTCCTTCGGTCTGCCATAGATGGAGTTGATGCCATGCAGAAGTGTGGTCTTGCCTGAGCCACCTTTCTGACTAATCAAGTTAAGTAAGAATCCATCAAGCATGCCTTCACCTACAAACTTCATAAGCGGTCCACCAAACCCCATGAAGAATGCAAAGGCACGTTGCTCCATGTTGGGCCTACCCCATGCGTTGATGACATCTTTCCATATATGGAAGTCACCCTTTGACTGCATCATCGGCACAATCGGTAGCGTCGCAGCAGTCGGGGGGCTATAAGCAACTTCTCCAGTTGCAAGAATCTCGCGTTCACCAATCACGAAGCTGCTGTTGTCATCAAGCCAACCAAACTGTTTACGTGCGATCTCTGACTTACCCATAGCTTGCAGTTCCTCAACCCATCTTGTGACGTACAACATAAGCGCATCCTGTTTTTTGCCTAGCACTGCCATGCCTTGGGCAGCGATTGTGTTAATAAAGCGTTCCTTTGATAGTGCGGCACTTAGCGGGATCATGAACTCGCGTACGCCGTCTTTTGGTAAATGAAGGCGAAGCCATAAAGTTTCACCCTCTTCGGGATCATGAATCCGCTTCACAACATAAAAGTCGTACGGATATATAAGATCATCATCTTCATCGTCATTCATGGACTTGCGATAGATGCCACCGACACGACCCCGAAAAAACGGAAAGGGAAACTCAGGTATCTGATAGGTACGTTCTTCTTTCGTTATAGGTTCTACAGATACAACAACACGTTCCTCTTCAGTTGCCGCTATAACTTCCCGATCAAGAAGAATAGGCGACGACACCTTTTGCGGACAGCTCTCGCACAACGTTGGATTTTCTTTACGATACCAATCACAGGTGTATGGTCCTTTTGTTTTGGCAGCTTTCTTTTGCGTTTCTGACAGTGTGTATCCAGGGTGCTTTTTGGACACTATCTGGATGGCTTTCTCACCGTCGATGCAACGTGATGCTATTGATAACACCCCTCGCCATAGTGGTTCAGCAAGGGTCTCCTGATTCTCGTAGGCGTATGCAATCTGAGCGCAGCCTTCACCGTTAAGAGATTTCACCAAGATCTCTTTGAACCGAGACTGATAGTTACCCATGAGTGCCATCGTCGTAGCGTCCATCTGACGCACAAAAGGCTTTTCTCCTGGGATGTCTAGTACTGCTTCAACTGTTACAAGCTTGTCCTCAATATCAATGAGAGCTATGCGCTTGCCCCACATTAAGATCTTTACAGGTTGTGGGGTGTCGGGGTTCTTAAAGTTGAGCGTATCTGGGATTCGCAGTATCCGTGCTACATCGGCAGTTACTGCAGGGTCTGCATGTAACCCGTGCGTATTACATAAAGCCTTAAGCCCCTCAGCACGGGGCTTCCATTCGGCTGTGCTTAATGCTTTGTCAAACACCCAGTACACGTGCAGTCCACGTCCTGAGTTAATGACGCTTGTTGGTTTGGGAAGTCCTGCTTGTTTAACGAATGCCTTCAGTGCATTCAAGCCTTCGGTTTGATCTTCGTATTTTTTACCGAGGCCACAATCGATGTCTAAGTAAAGTGATCCAAGTTCTTTAGTGTTCGGGGCTTTGCGTCCATCCTTTGCATTTGTGTAGGAAGCTGTGGCGAAATAGGCATCATAACCGTCATGGACTAGCACATCTGCTTGGTCAGACAACTCCTCAATTGTCTCGACGAATACCTGCTTCGGTGTCTTATTACTATGTAATCCAACCGCGCAGTACGGTCCCGTTGAGGGAAGCACCGCCGATAGGAAGTCGTTCCTTGAAAACATGCCGTCGTTCCAATGCGCCGTCATAAATTAAGGTAGGCAGGGATAGGACGGCGGACTACCCTTTTCGGGTGCCCCCTAGCCTCCTTAAACCTAGTTAAAGCTTATTCATCATCCCATTCAGCAAGCACCTTACTAATATCCTTCTTGGGTGCAGGCTCCTCTTTCTTAGTGGCACGTTTGGTTGGTTCCGGTGCGTCCTCGACCACAACATTAGCAGTAGCAGGTGTAGCCATAGCTGCTGCAGGAGGTGTACCAATAATGTCTATCGCGTCATCCGGCACACCATCAGCTTGTGCAACCGTCATAGTAATCGCTTTGATAGCAGCGGCAGACTGACCCTTCTCAACTGCTTTGTTGAACTCAGAGGTCTCTAAGTAACGCACAGGTTTAAACGTTAGCTTGGGCGACTGACTGCTTGTATCAAAGCGCATCTCTGTAACCACGGCAGAGATTGGAATACCCTTGGTGCCAATCAAACGGGCATAGGTTTGTAACGGCCACTTTCCAGGCTCGCCTTCACCAAAGATAGACATGCTAGGAAGCGTAAGTTGATACACCTCACCGTCAAGATCATGTCCAAGCAACACAGCAATACGTTGCTGAAAGCGACAAGCCCGTGAGTTACCTACACCAGAACCTTGAATGTTTTGGGGGCAGTCTTTGCAGCTATTGGCTTGCTTGTCACGTGCCGTAGGATCAGGAACTTCACCGTCAGGAGACCAACAATTAGGGGCAGACACAGAACCTTTTTTGTATACCCCTGCATAAAATATACGGGATACTTTCGGGGCTGCGTTTACGATGACAATATTCATCGCACGATCTTCGTTCTTGGCAACTTCTTTTCCGTTCATCATCATACGGAAGACGCCGCCTTCAATCGAGATACGTGGCACACCGCCACCGCTACCCATCAACGAACGGGTCATATCATCAAGACCACCCAATGCGGCAAGGTGTGCGGGAAGGTTGCTACTTAGTACAGTTAATTCACTCATTACTTTCTCCGAATAGTGACAGCATACCGACTGTCGATGTTAAGACCAGGGGGAATAAGGTCAGGGTTTTCTTCAAGGAACACAGACATGTTGGTTTGAGCTATACGCTTTTCCAACAACTCCATCGCACCGTGCTCTTTCATGAAGTTATGAAACGAATGCCAATCGTTAGTCCAGTAGCGTTTGGCAACCCTGCGGCTGACCGTACCGTACTCAGTTTTGAATCCATCAGCACCCATCTGTTTGCAAACTTCAAGCAGTTCTGATTCGATGAGTTCAAGGCTTTCTTTGAGTTCACCGTCTTGCTGCTCGTACTGCTCTGCTATTTCTTTTCGCTTGTCACGTATCTTTATGTACGCCTTAACAAGCTTATCAGCTTTCACATCCATATTCACTCTCCTAGTTATTACAACTAAATATTAACAATATTAATTATCGGTGTCAAGCCTCCTTCATCAAATTTTCATACATGTCTACCAAGCGTGTATGGATGTCCACTTTGGACTGAAGCATCGCATACATTTTCTTCTCAACAGGCGAACCTTGGAGATGCACTACCGTGCAAGGGTTGCGTTGCCCTGCCCGATGCACACGTGCATTTGCCTGCAAATAAGTTTCTACGGACATCACTGGAGACCAATAGATAACAACGTTCGCTGCGTGTAGGGTCACACCATGCGAGGCTGCTTGTGGTTGGATGATGAGCACCTTGGGGTCGGGCTGCGTTTGAAATCGATTGAATATGTCTGTGCGTCTATTGACGTTTACGTCACCACTAACGATCTCTGCGGTGTAACCAGACTTGGTAAGTTCTTCATGGACAATATGTATAGCATGTCGGTACGGTATAAAAACAATCACCTTGTGACTTGCCTCATCGATGACTTCTTTCAACGCTTCAATACGATTAGACGCATCGAACGACACCACCTCACCACTATCCGAATAGACTGCACCACAAGATAATTGCAGAAGCTTATTCAGGTTGGCTGCTGCGTTGACCGTTGTGATCTCTTCACCTGCTGCCACCGTTGTCATGTGTTTGCGAATGTGCTCGTAGTACTGCATCTGCTGTTTGGTCAGCGGCACATCACGCGTTACGTACGTCATGTCAGGAAGATCTAAGCACTGCTCTTTAGTGAAACGTATTGCTGGTTGCAGTATTTGATGGACTATCTCTTCGGCACGTGGCTTTGGCACCCACTTGAAGGTCGTTACCTTTTGCATCACTTGGTCCTTGAAAGAACCAAAGAAGCGTGGCACGCCAGAAGGGTTGATGATCCGCGCAAGTCCGTATGCGTCTGTGGGTGCCTGTGCTGCGGGGGTTCCCGTTAGCATCCAGATCCAGGTCTCCGGTTTGATGACTGATTGAAGTGCTTTCCATCGCTTTGTATTCACCGTCTTATATGCGTTTGCTTCGTCGATAACAATTAGATCAAACGTGTTTTCTTTAACTACTTCCTTGATGATCTCAAGTCCGTCGAAGTTGCAGATTACAAAATCTGAATCGGTTTTGACTGCCTCAATTCGTTTCTTCCTGTCATAACTGTGTGCCACTGTCACCGTGCGGTGCATTGCAAACTTGAACAGATCGTTCACCCAAGCTGACTGCATAATGGACAGCGGGCACAGCACAAGAACTCTACGGATCATGCCGAGGTTGAGCAGATAGTCTGCCGCCCAGATCACACTGCCCGTCTTACCCGTGCCTTGCTCGTTAAAACAAAAGGCTCGTCGATGCAGTGTTAAGAACTCTGCAGTTGTCCGTTGATGTGCAAACGGTTTATGAAGTCCAGGCCACTCATACTGTGCAGCAATCGGGGAAGGGACGTTCTTGATCCTTAAGTTCTTTAAGACTTGTGCTTCTTCTAGCCCCCATTTAACAAGCACCTCACCACTGTCTAACATCTTACTTTTTGGAATGACCGTCGTTATACGGTTCGGATGCTTTACGCGTAGCAACAACGCTTTGTTTTCAAGGATTTGCATAGTATCTACGGTACAGGCTGTTAACCGCACCTTGACGGGTTTTGCGAAGTTCTCCTTCTCTTAGTATGAGTCCCTTCTTAACGACTGCTGCAACCCATCCTTCACTAACATTTTTTTCTTCTTTACCTATAAGCGTGTATCTTTTTTCTATACCTACATCTAACCGCTTACCTTCTATTTTTAATAAAGCATCGAACTCATCTTCTTTTACTAACGCTTTCATATTCACTCTCCATGACACCAACAGGCCGAAAGTGAAATTTTCACTCCGGCCCACCCAAAAAACTTGTACTGCGGTACTACTTACGTTCGCGCTTGCTTGTCTCTGAGACTAGCTTACCCGATGAATTTCTTTTGAACGATCTATTCGTTGAAGCTGATGTTACGCTATATCCATCTTTATTACTACCCCCTTTGCTGAGGGCACGTTTGTGTGCAATGTCTTTGCCTTCGCGGGTATCGGCTTTGCCATTACCGTTATTATCTTTACCGTTCTTATCAACTGCTCGTCGTGCTCGTTGTCGTTCCATGCGATCAGCATGCTCACCACGCTTCAGTTGCATCTGGTATTCGTGCTTGTAAGGCCGAGGACTCTTTGTATAGGGCATAGTATTTCTCCCGCTCTATCTGGTACTTCTTGGTGCCAAGACTAAAGATCTTTATGACTTCGACCCCAGGATGATCTTCGGCAAACCAAGACTTCACCATGTACACCTTGGGAGCGATATAACTATAAACCGCTGCCTCCTTTCCTGGCGTACTTGATTTGGCTAGCACCATGACTTGGTGCATGTACCGCTCAATGATGTCGTCCATTATGGGGGCAGCTAGTCACAGCGCAGTATTGTTTGCAGGAGAAGTTAGGACGTGCGTTCCACACATCGTTTTGGTACGCCGCAGTCAACTGTGCCGTGTCTTCCATCCATTTTACCCAGTGAACCTGCTGTGCGCTAGTGTCGTATTCAACCTTTACAAAGTCGTTTGCCACCACAAAGAGCAGTCCCGCTTTGACTCGTTTGATCTTGGGGAAGTGTGCAAAGAGTGCCAGAGATAGGATCTCAAGCTGCTTGGTATCCGCATACTTGGAGGAAGCTCCGGTCTTGTAGTCCACGAGGAATGCTTTGTCGTCCTTTAGAATAACGAGGTCAGCTACACCACGCCACCAAACATCTTTGGAGAAGAAGTCACACGGCTTCAAATCCTGAGTCAATCCCATCCGATATTCGCACAGATACTCACCCCCGATAGCCTTCAGCTTTTCGAGTGGCTCTTCCATAAACTTATATTGGGCAGGCAGTGGCACATCGTTCTTGATGTAAAACTCCGCAGCCTCATGCACAAGCTTGCCGTAGGTCAGGTGCTTGGTCTCAGGCTCTTTGAAATCCTTCGCCACCCGCAGGTGATAGTACTTCTTGGGGCACTGTTGGAATAGCGAAAGAGAGGAGTAAGACCAAGCAGCCATATCATTTCTCGACGTAGCTAAGCAGTGCAATCTGTAATTGCCTTACATCAGCAACAAGTTCATTCACGGTGAGGAGCGCATCCTCATACTTCTTATCATTTGCGGCTTCATAGATCTGCCTAAGATGTTCCCGTGCATTTAAATAAAACGGGGAAAAATCAACAGTCTCCGTAACTCTCGCCATATCCTGCCTCACAGTTAAGGGGTAAATCGATGCACCACTGGGGGCGTGTTCGCATGCACTGTTCGACATACGCTTTCGCTTCCTCAGCTTCTTCCTTCGGTGCAATACAAGCAACTGCGTCATGAACCGTCAGCACCACCTTGTAACGTTTGGCAATCAAAATCATCTGCTCGGCAATCACACAACGTGCAATAGCTTGGCATAAGTTCTCAATTACTTTCCCGCCGTAAATCTTAGTTATGCCTTTACGCGTTGGGTACTCGTACTGCGTTTTGCCTTCTGAGTCTCTAACCTTCTGTAGCTTGTCGTACCGCAGCCATAGCTTGTTCGGTAGCAGGAAACCAAACTCATTCGGGTCAAGGTCAACCACATCCTTGCGACCCAAGTATGCCATCTTCTTACTCACAATAGCATCTAGGCAGGACTGTGCGGCTGACCACAACTCAGGGATCTTGGCATAGGTTTTTCGGTACACGTCGATAATGCGTTTGCATTCATCTTCAGCTACCTCGGTGCCAAGCGTCTTAAGCTGAGCAGCAAATTTTACCGCCCCCATGCCATACCCTGCACCAAGGATTGTCGTCTTACCGACAAAGCGTTCGTCCTTGCTTACCTCTTCTACAGGCTTGTTGTAGATGGCACTTGCCATGATCTTATAAACATCCTCACCTTTCTCAAAGGCTTCTACAAGATCATTCTGCTCAGCCAACCATGCAAGCACCCTAGCTTCAATCTGCGAAGAGTCTGAGTCGATAATGACGTAACCCTCCGGTGCGCGTATAGACTTCTTTAGCCGGTTAGCATTCTGTCCCCTGCTCGGCAGGTTCTGAAGGTTCACCTTGTCGTCACCACCCCAACGCCCAGTATGTGCAGCGTAATACTTAAGTGGCACGGGCATAGCTCCACGCTTGGAGATGTCGATGAATCGCTGTGTCCTAGTTTCTTCTAGTGTGGTCTTATTACCAAGCCTAGCGCCAACTAGGGTTTGTACCCGTGGGTCAGCGTGATTTGCAAGTTCCTTAAAAGCTTCATCAGTCTTGGCAAATGCCCAAGTCTCTTTGCCTGTGGTCTGGCTTTTCTTACGTGGGGGATCGACGCCTATTAGCTTAAGTAGTTCTGCAAACTTCTCATTGGACATGAGGTCGTCACGGTTAGCAGCAGCCATCTCAAGCAGCTTTTCTTTCTTAGCCTTCACCCCCTCCAGGTGCTGTTCCAAAAGCGGCAAGTCCAACACAAGCGTAGGCTCGGTAAACATCTTGAGCGTTGTGTCGATGACCTTCAGTTCTTTGGTAGGAAAGTTCTGAATCAGAATGTGAAACAGTTTGTAGGTAAGGTCTACGTCGTTGCGGCAGTACTCACCATACGCTGCAAGATCGGCATCAGTAAAGTCTTTGCGGCGTTTACCTAGAGCGTTGATTACTTCCGTTCCTTTCTTACCGAGTTGGTATTTCTCAGCAAGAAATGACAGGCTTCCTCCCACATCCACACCATGCCACGCACGAGCCATACACAGAGTGTCGAGCAAACCTTTAGGATGAATATCAAACCGCCAAGACAAAATAGCACCATCAAACAAGGTATTGTGAGCGAGTAAAAAACTATTCGCCCAGTCAAACTGAGCGAGCCAATCCTTTGTTTGCTGATGACTCCCCGAAAACCAAACGGTCTGTTCATCATTGACGCGTACTCCTACACCGATAGCTTCAAACTTATCACTGCGGATGTACTCTTCCGTTGTGATCTTTGAGAGACTGTACTCTTTGTCGTAGTAGGTTTCAAAGTCCAGCGTAATAATATTCATAGCTTGTTGATATACGCACAAAGTTCTTGTGCTTTGGAGCCACCGGATAGAATCTTCCCTCTACCGTCGTGTTCGGATTTAGTCTCGCGTACGAACTTCTTTGGGATTAACTTCTTGTTGAGTCTGTTGTAGATCGTAGCAGGGGACAGGTCACCTCTGCATGTTGCAATATACGATTTGCTTGCGCCTACACCATTCTCTTCTTCAAGGTACAGCACACTGCCGATGATCCGCAGATCGGTTTCATCTAACTCAAACTTATGTGCAACTTCATCAAGCACATTAATCATGGTATAAATTCTATCACTCATTTAGTTCTCCTAATGGCGTAATGATAAATAGGACGTTTTGCAACGTGATTTGTGAAAGTGAAGTTTACAACAATTAATCGTTTCTCCAACAAAATTGCAATATATCTTCGCACTGTTCTTTCACTTACTTTCATACGCCTTGCAAGATCTTTTATTGTGAGGCCATGCTGGTTCTTCAACCTTCGCATGATCTCCATTTGCCTACCGATTGGATCACGTCGGGTGTAGGAATTTGGTTTGGATCTCATCTAGCATCTCGTTTACTAACGGTAAAGTGTCCTCGTTTACCACGATTGCTTTGCCGTCCGCTTGAACAATTTTCGTGATTTCTCGATCTTGGAGGGCAGTGGTCTTGCCAGTACCTGCCTTGCATTCGATAGCAAAGAATGTGCCGAGATAGCAACCGACAATATCAGGAACACCACTGCGACCATACCCACCAGTCGCAGGCATAAAGTAATAAATTCCATCTCGTTTCTCCAGTTCAGCACGTACACGCTTCTTTACTTTTGCTTCAGGTGTCATTGCCTTGCGCCTATGTTGAACGGGTTATGAAACTGAAACTTGGGTTCTTTGGCTTTCTTTTCTTTGACCTCCCTTTCTGTGACGCAGTATCCATAAGCCCATCCTGGTCTCCTACAGATAGAGGATTGACGCTTCACAAGTTCGCGCTTGATTAGTCCTTGATCTAGCAGGGGCATCAGTGAATTGGATATAGCTTTTGTTGTCATACCCAGCTTGCTCGCTAACTCTTTGAGCGTCACGGGCGTGGTTCGTGTCTGCATGTATTGCAGGCAGGCTTGACCTCTGTCTTGCTTGGCTTTGATTCTCAGCCTAACAATCCCCATACTCATTGCTCACCCACAGGATAAAAAGTGACAACATCGCCTCCGGGATAAATCGTGGCCGTACACCCTAACTCTTTGCACACGCCATTGACCCAATGCTGCACATACCGCAGCGAAGGAATTTCATCGGGCAATCCTTGTTCTAGTAGTGCGAGGCTGATCGTAGCCGCTTCGTTACTTCTAATTTTGTTATGAATCCATGCTTTCATTGCTCACCCCTTGCTCGTATGGCGGCGGCGCACAACTGCCCATCAAGACTTGGTGCTTCTTCAAGGCACACCTTCGCACACTCCTCACGCTCATGCTTGGAAACAAGGGCGGCGAAGCGTTCAAGAACATCGGGGGTGGCAAAGACTTGCACATCGTCCCAGTGCTCTGGGCTTCTGAAAGGTTTGCACCCCGCCGCCCGCGCCATGCGGATGATTTCCTCGCGGTTCATGTGTTTCCCCTTGCTCGAATGGCTTCGGCGCATAACTTCGGAAGACCCTTGGTGTAATACTTTTGAAAAACTTCTTGCCGTTCCTCACACACCAACGCGCATGCCTCACGTTCAGCGACAACAACAGCGGCCATTAATTCCAACACATCATTGCACATCACCTTAATAGCGTTGTACCCCTCGTGATCGCCTCGGTCTGCGAGGTCGTAAGCTTCAGACATGATCCGCACTCTGATCTGTTCAATGTCCATGATTCTTCTCCTGCATAGCGTCCCGGTAGCCCTCGTAATGAGCCACCCATATCCATCGAATCATATCTTTGCTCAGCTTTTTTGCCGAGCCTTTGCCTTTTTTCACATAGTCCAAGTACGCCTCCTTACGCCGGTTAGCGTACGCTGCGGCTTCAAGGTGCAGTTCTTCCTCAGTCATCATCAGCCACCTTTCTAAGTAACTTAACCAGATTTTCAAGCGTCTCAAGACTGTAGCTACCAGCAGTCAGGTACACCACCGTCTTAGTGGTTGGCTCCCGCCAAGCTTCGTCTTGGCACCTTTTCCATGTGTCGGCAATCCACTGTCGTGTTTGCTCTAGCGTCATGGCGCTTGTTGCTATGGGCAAAGGCTCTCCGTCTGCTGGTGTCTTTGCGTTTTTGTTTTCGCTCAT